CCGCGATGTGAACCAGCATCCAATCAACAAGGCTGGCCGGTACCGCTGCAGGCTCCGAGCCATAGCCAGCACGGAACAGCACCAAAACCTCATCACCTAGCCAGCCTCCGGCCTTGGCAACAACGCTTGCCTCATCACCCAGATTGGCGCGATACGCGCTTGGATCGAGCAATACACCGTCCACATGAACCGACAGCACCTCCTGCACTGGCCAGCGCTGCAGCGGGATGCTGCAGCGTCCACTAGGGCATTGCGTCTGCTGCCAGTCCTGCGTGATCAGGGCTCTACGGGTGCGGGCCTCGGCCTGCTCTCGCGCAGAGGCAATCAGCCTCTCAAGGCGCGCATCTGCAGATGAGTGACGCACCCTGCATTGTTCCTTTGCCTGATCGACCGTGACCGGCTCAACCGCAGGCGCGGCGGTGCGATTCAGTCGAATGTGCATAGGTGATCACTCGTCGGTGGTAAGGCCTTCATTGGTGGCGCCTTCGGGGTTGGCGCCGCCCTGCTCAGAACTCCGAGCCCCAGTGGCACCACCCTCTGCAGGCTTGGCCGACGCTTTGCTGCCCGTCTTACCAGCAGCTTTGCCGCCCCCTTTGGCCTTTGCCTTCGGCTCGGTGTCATCCTCCTCCACAACCCATTCAGCCTTGCGGATTTTTACCAGAGCTTTTGCGTCAGCCTCGCTCAAGTCTTTTGGCACCGAGTAGGTCACGCCCTTGCAAATGTCGCGGCCAGAGGCCGACGTATTGCGCGTTGCTTTAATCTTCATGTACTCACCAGTCAGCAAGCTGCAGGGATACCCTGCAGCCTTTGGAGGGGACCGAGCATTACTCGGTGATAGCGTCCTTCATCGCGGCAAACGACTCTGCATGGCGCAGAGCGAAGTCCACCGACTGGAACGCCACAACGCGCACCTTGCCGGAGCTGGCACCGGTGAACGGGTCAACCAGCAGGTCAAGGCCGCCCCAGAGCCCCATCACCAGATCGGCCCAGTTGCCGAACAGAATGGCGCTCAGATCTTCGCCAGTACCCTTGGTCAGGTTGCCGGGCACCTGGTTACTGATAGCCGCGCGATAGCCGTTCAGCGGGGTGTTCGGGCTCATGCGGTCCCAAACGAACATGCCGGAGCCATCATCAACCTTGGTGGTCTTGAGCTTGCCACGCACTTTGGCGTTGGCCAGGTAGCCGAGCGAGCCGATGTCAGCGTTATCCACCGCCACCTCGGTTTCGAGCTGGACGATGTTTTCCCAGCTCGGGGCCGCGCCGTTGTCGCCGCCGACCACACTGCCAATCCCGGTCTGGTTGAGCACGCCACGCGGCTGGTTGGCGGCGCCCGTGCCAGCAATACCGGCAAGGTCGATGCCCAGGGCCAAAGAGCGCATCAGGTCCATGCGCACAAACGCCTCAACACTGATGCTGGACTGCATCATCAACTGGCGGCTGAAGTCGGTCAGGGCGCCGATGGTTTTCGGAGTCAGCGGCACCTGCCCGACACTGGCCGCGCCGGGGGTAACATCGTCATCCTCGGCCAGCCAGTAGGTTTGCGCAGAGCCGGTTTTCTTCGGGATCTGCACATTACCGACCAAGCCAGACAGCGTGGTGATCCCCAGGCCGGTCAGAGCCAGCTGGTTCTCCAGGCTGTCGATGAAGCTGCCGCTGAGCAGATCGGTGGCCACCAGGTTGCCGCCAGCAGTGGGCGTGCCCACGTTGAGCTGCGAGCGGTGCGACAGCACCTCAACCGGAATCAGCATCGAGCGCCCTTCACGCTCAATACGCGCCATCACGCCCGGCGCCATGCCCATGTCAGATGGGATGACAATGCCGCGAGTGGTGCGCCCCTGCAGCTTGGCCGCTTCCTGGCAGGCTTCAATCTCAAAGGCTGCATCTTTCTGAGCACGAGTGTCCTGCGGGTTGGACAGCGCACGGATCAGGCGCACCACGCTGAAGCGGTTGATCTCGCGCTCTTCCATGCCCAGCTCAGAACCAGTAACACCCTTACCGGCCTGCTGGCGGCGCTGCTCGGCCAACTGCTCATGCCGCTTAATATCAGCCGCGATGGTGTCGGCATCTTTCATCAGCGCATCAAACTGGCCGCGCTCTTCTTCACTGAGTTGACGTTTGGCGGATTCAGCAGCATCAACGATGCCTTGGGCTTCCTCCAGTTTCTGGTTGCGCTGGTTGCGCAGTTCTTTCAGGTCTTTAGACATATCGTCCTCGCGGGCACAAAAAAGCCCGCATCAGCGGGCCGGTATGGGTTTAGGGTTGGCTTAGCTCGCGCGCTGCAGCTGCAGGCGCAAACGGCGGTGTTCGTCGTGGATGATTCCCGGATCTGGCGGCGGGGCATCTGCCGCCTTGGCTTCCTTCCAGCGATCCATACTGCGGGCGGAAATAGCCGTCTGCCCGTAGGCCGGGAAGGTAACCGGGCTGACCTCGTACAGCTCGACTTCCAGCAGCGTGCGCACCCACACATCACCGACCTTTTCCCAGTGATCCTGCAGGGTGAGAAAGCCAAACGACATTTCACGCACGTCGCCACGCTCCATGCTAACCAGCAGGTCGCGTGCATAGCTGGTATCGGGCGTATCAATCTCGACATTCAGCCCTGTGTCGTCCTCGGCCAGCCGCAGTGTGCCGGCAGAGGTACGGCCCAAGATCAGATCGCTGTTGTGATTCATCAGCGCCCGCACGTCTCGCTCCAGGCTGCCCTTGAACGCACCCGGTGCGATCTGCTCAACAAAACCGCCCAGATCTTCGGAGCGCTGGTTGAACACTGCCGCGTGGCCACCGATCAGCGTGGTATTGCCACCCTCTGGCGCCTGCAGGCGCATTTCCTGCGGTTTGTAGAACCGCCGTTCAAAATCTTTTTTCATGCTCCCCCCTCTTTGGGCTGGCTCTTGTAAGCAGCCGGATCAACGAACTCACTCAGCCCATCACGAGCATTCAAGTCTTCCAGTGCTCGGACTTCGTTGCGGTCCATCCAGCCGGGGCCGTTATTGCCACCAATCGCCGCCTTGTAGTACTCGGCCTTACTCTTCAAATCGACACGCAGCAGCGCGTTGTCGGTGAAGCGCACGTAATGGCCGGAGTCCAAGTCACGCAGGCTCAGCAGGTCGCGCTGCATTGCCTGCTCGATCATGCGCAGCAACGGCGACACGGTGAACGTCAAATGGCCAATAGTGATCTGCTCAACCCCGGTGCCCCAGGTCGACGTTTTGTCACCGTGGCCGATCAGCAGCGGATTCATCCGCCAGATGCTGCACACCTCCGAAACCTGATGCACTCGGGTTTCCAGCATCTGCACTTCGTCTGCATTGAGGCTGAGCTTTTCAAAGGTCATGCCCTCCTCAAGCAAGATCGGCTTGTGGTGGTTCGCCAGCCCCACGTACTTCTCGGCAAAGCTCGACTGCAACCGGTTGTAGGCCGGATCGCTCAGCGTCTTGGGGTGGCTCAGCAAGCCGGTGCTAATGGCACCGTTTTTGAACACACGCGCGCCGTGCTCTAGGGCAGCCATCGAAAGCCCGATGGTTTCTGCGTGCAGCTGGATCGGAGACGGTGCCCCCAGCAAGTCACCACCAAATGCACGCCAGTGGTGTACCTCTTCCCGCAGCAGGATCTCTGCCGGCCCCCTGGACGGCTGGTAGTGATAGTAAATATCACCGTCATCACCAAAGAACGGGGTGGTGCGATCCGGGTGCATCGGGATCAGCTCATCAACCCCCATGCGCCCACCAATGATTCGGCTGTAGCCATTGCCACGCAGCAGCATGTGACCGGCCATCATCCGTCGCCACTCAAACGAGGTTTGCCAGCGGTTGGGCCGATGCTTCACTACGTTGTAGAGCGGGTTGCGCTTGGCCAGCACCGCGTTCTTCTGGTCATCATCGGAGGCGTCTTGGTAGAGGTTCAGCGGTAGCATCGCAACGCTGTCTGCCAGGTGCGACACGCAGGCATAAACCACAGCAACCTTCAACGCCAGCTCTGGCGTCACCGTTACGCCAGATGCTGTGCTGGCACCAATCAGGCTGCGCCATACCTCTTTTGGCACAACCGTGACTGCACGTTGCTCTCGGCGGCGCAGGCTATTGAAGATACCCATCAGCCTTGCTCCTCATCCTGCGACGCAGGTCCAGCCGGATCGCCCGCCATACGCCAAGCGAACGCCAGCAGCAGGCAGCCCAGAACAATGAAGCCAGCAGGCTGATACACCAGCCAAGCGCCATACGACAGCAGCCCAGCGCCGGCCAGCCCAACCACATCAGTGGCCACGTCTTGTGCGTTGAATTTCATAGTGAACGGACTCCTCGGGTCTCGTAGACAGAAGGGCCGTCAGATTCATCCTCTCGGATCGTGAGGCCGGTGGCCATGATCGACGCCACAATGCCGTCAACCCGACCAGTGGCCTTGTCCTTGGCCACCTTGCGGTTACCCGCAGGGTCACTGGTGGTTACCGCGTTAGCGGCGTTCCAGGTCAGCACGGGGTTGCCGTTGTGCTTGACCTGCTCATTCACCAGGCGAATCTCAAACTCATCAAGCGCCGGCCCCATATCCTTGAAGCCCTGACCAAACGGCACCAGTGGAGGCAGGCTGCAGCCCTCCTCATCAATCAACATCTTGAGGTCTTCAATCCGCCAACGGTCGTAAGCGATGCCCTGCAGGTCGAACTGATCAGCCACCTCAACCAGCTTGTGGATCACATGCAGCTTGTTGATCGCCTTGCCGGGCGTGGTCAGCAGCCAACCCTGATCCCGCCATGCCAGATACGGCACCCGGTCGCGCTCTGCCTTCTCGTACAGGCCATCCTCTGGCAGCCAGAAGAACGCCAGGATGCGCCAGACCGGATCGCTCTCGGTCGGTTCAAAGGTCAGCACCAGGGAGGTCAAATCCTGCGTACTGGACAAGTCCAGCCCGCCCCAGCAGCGACGGCCCAGCAGTTGCTCGATAGCAACCGGCTCCTGCGCGGCCTCCCAAGGCTCGCGCCCAATCCAAGGGCTGGCCGATTCAACCCACTGACAGAAGTTCAGGCGGCGCACCGTGGCCACCTTGCTCGGCATGCCTCGGGCCTCGGTCACCTGCTCGCGCAGATACTTCAAGCCCGGTATCCCATCCATCAGGCTGGGGTTCACCTTGTACCAGCACGCCTCATCCTTGAACGGGTCGTCCCCGTCATCTAGATCGCAGATGAACGCAAAGAAGCTGTCATCGAAGTGACCGTCATTCGGCCCAGCTCCGGCGGCACCAGCGCGACAGATCCGCGTGCCGTACTCGTGATACTCCCAGCACACGCTGTGCTTGTCGGTACCGCTGTTGGTGATCATCAGGATCAAAGCCTGACGGCGGGACTTGGTACCCGCTCGCATCATGCCAACCACGGTGCCGTTCTTGTGCTCGTGGATCTCATCGAGCAGGGCGATGTGCGGGCGCGGGCCGGACTGCCCGTCATCCGCACTCACTGGCCGAAAGAAGCTACCCGACTCATGGTGAGCCAGGTTCCACTCCCGCCCAGGGGCGCCGGACTTGTCGATCCGCGTTGCCAGCAGCGGAGACTGATCGACCATCGCCACCGCATCCCGAAACAGGATCTGCGCTTGGTCCTTCTTGGTCGCAGCCGCGTAGACCTCGGCGCGCGGCTCACCATCAGAGGTCAGCCCATAGAGCCCAATGCCCGCAGCGAGCGGAGACTTGCCGCTACCCTTGGCCGTCTCGATGTAGCCGGTACGAAAGCGCCGAAAACCATCCGGGCCTTTCCAACCAAACAGCGAACCGATAACGAAAGCCTGCCAACCCAGCACGCGGAAAGGCTTACCCTCAAACTCACCGCCATTAAGCCGCAGCACGTCCTGAAAATATCCAATGGCGTGGTTGGCTGCATCCAAGTCCCAGCGCAAGCCACGCTTCGGCCCAAGCTCCAGATCTTTCAGGTGGCGGCGACAGGCGTTGCGCACTGCAGGCCCCGCCACCACCTGGCCCGAGTCGACCGCTCGGGCAAACGCCGAGCAAGGGTCAGCTGAAGTACTTGGCTGCTGCGTCCTTTTGCTCATTGGGGAATAACTCACCTTGCGGCGGCGTCGTCACTCGCAGGTTGCGCCGCGCCATAGGGGAAAAGCCGAACTGCGCGCCAGCTGTGTTTGCGCGCTTCTCCGCGTCGTTGCGCAGCTGTCGCCAGACGCTGATCTGCTTGGCACCTGTGGAGAAGGTCTGCACGTCACCGCTGCCACGCATGGCGGCGTTGCGCTCGGTAATCAGACCGGAGAATGTGCGGTAGTCCGCCACCGCTTCGCAGTACGACGTCAGCGCCATCATGTCCAGCGTGGCCACCAGGCCAAGGGTAATCAGATCGGGCAGCACCCGGTCCCACTCCTCCGACGCATGCGGGCTCAGCCAGTCAGGCTTGGGCGGGGCTCCAACCGGCACCGCAGGCGCATCAAGCGCGTCGTGCAGCGCAGCTTTGCTTTTGCGGCCCGGATTGCCATTGATCACATGGACGATAGCCGGCTTGCCGGTACGCCCGGAGTTCGCGTTTCCGGCCATAAATCACCTCAGATTTCACACAGGAGCGCATCAGTCAGCGATACCCCCCCTACCCATTTTTCGCGCTCTTGCAAACGAGGTTCCCCCCGTCGTTCGAGGCTCTGTTGGTTTTGAACTTTTGGGTGCCCCCCACCCCGCCGATTCACTGATTCCAGTGGTGGCTGGCGTTACGTGGGATGCCGTCAGCCGAGCATCCAGGCTCGCCGGACTTCTCGACCCGCTGCTTGTAGCTGTCGTGGCATGGCTTGCAGAGTGACTGCCAGTTCTTCCGGTCCCAGAACAGCTTGCGTGCTGCAGCGATGGCAACCTTGCATCCACTCGCAAGCGCTTGGCCAAGCCGGTGCGGCACCTTGTGGTCAACCACTGTAGCGGGCGTCACCCGGCCATGCCGCTTGCACTCCGCACACAGCGGATTCTCGGCCAACCAAACCAAGCGCGCCTTTTGCCATCGGTAGTCGTAACCCTTGGCAGCGCTGCTGGTGATCTTATTCGTCTTGACTGGCTCGCCCATGTGGCGGCACCTCACACACCCCAGCCCGCTTAGCCGCCCAGCGCTCGAATATGCTGCTGGCCACATCGCCACCCAGCATGGCCGAGAAAATGCACAGGCACGCACTCAGATACGGATGCACCGAGAGAGCAAAGGCACCCATGAACACCGCAATGCCAACAAGCCCGGCTGCACCAAAGCGCATGCCGATACGGGCGGCGATCTGCCGCCAGCTCAGCTCGATCAGTGCGGAGGCTCGCAGCATCTCGCCACTCAGGCCGGATGCCAGGGCCAGCAGGATCGCCATCCACAACGGGATCTCGGCAATCGCCTTGCCGATGGGTGCAGGGTTGCTCGGGTCAGACATGCGGCCTCCAGCGCGTTGAATAAAAAACCCCAGCCATCTGACTGGGGAAGGAGCCCATCGGGGCTGCCGTGATAGGTGGTGCCGCGTCCATGGCGGTGTGATCGTCCGCCGGGCACCAGAAACAAAAAACCCGGCGCGTTGGCCGGGTTGTGTTTGCAGACTTCTTTGAAGATAGGGGATTTATACCCCCTGATTCTCATGGCAGCAATGCCGGTTTGCTGCCATACCACCAGTGCGCCCGCAGTGTGCCGCCAGTGTGTAGCGAGTGCGCCGCGAGTATTCCCAATCTGGCTTTGGCGCCTGCGGCGCCTGACTCACCTGCCCCACCAATTTAACAGGTGAGACACCGCGCAACCCCACATCCTTACTGACTGTGTCCCACTTCCCTACCTGTAAGGGAATAATAGTTACGTGCGCGCATGCACGCGTGCGCGCGTAGGCGCACACACACGCCCACACGCCTGCGGGGGAGTCGCTGAAAAGGTAGGGAGTGGGACACGGCCAGAAAATACTGGGGCTGCACAGCACCTAACGTCAAAACATAGGTGAGCACGTGGGACACA